TGGAATGGCCGAACTCCAGCGGGATCGCATAGGGCAAGTTGTTGATGATGTAGGCCATCTGGCCGGCGGTGAAATCGCTCATAGCGGCGACCAGCGCAGCGGTGGTTTCAGCACCACTTGGGTCTACCTCGTCGAAAGTGACGCTCTCGACCACGCCGAGCGATATGTGCCAGTTCGCACGGAACCGGCCGCCGACGTAGCCCTCGGGCGCTTTGACGTCCATGCCGTCGTTGAGCTTACGGCCCTTCTTCAGCCTGCCACCCTTTGTGAGGTTTGCCGGATCGCTGCGCAGTGTGCTGTTGTGATCGTCGACTGCCTTGTTGTACTGGGTGGCCACTGCGTTCTGCGCCCAGATCTCCGGGTTACCCACGGGAGACATGCGAATCAGGCTGCTGCCGACCTCAATGATGATTTCGCGGACGCTGGCGTCAATGGCGTCACCTGTCTGAGCGGCGAACTCCGCAAGGCTTAGCGCGAAGCTAACGGACTGGCCGGCGCCCGCCCGGCTCACGACCGCACCTGCAGCTCATACAGGATCGGCGTGCCGGCGGGGTTGACTTCTTTCAGCGGAGGAACGATTGACCACGTGCGACCCTGGGCGACCACTTTGTCGAGCAGACCGGGCACCCACGCCAAACCCTGCGCAGCGATCTTGAGCTTCTTGTCGCCTTGCCTGATGAGGCTGTTGTTCTGGAATTCGAGGCCGGTGAAGTCAAGCAGGATGCCCTGGGCGGTTTGCTCGACGGTCGCGCCCGGCGCTTCGCCACCCGTCTCTGGGTCGTACTCGCCCGGCTCAGTCTTGCTGATGGTCACGGGCTGGCCGAACTCTGTGATCATCTCCAGAGCCATCACGGCCATTTCGTCGTAAAAGGCCATGGTGGCTCCAGATGTGAAAAGCCCAGCTCGATGGCTGGGCCTTGAATGGCTGGGAACGCTATTCGCTTGCGAGCGTGACTTTGGCGAAACCACGCTTTTTCAACTCTTCTATAATCTCCTCTACAGACGCTTCACCCAAAGCAATCTCGGTGAAATCATCTTGGATGATTGCCTCCAGTTCGCTTTCGTTTACCTCAGCGAACAGCGCTTTGTTCAGCTTTGCCCAAGTGCTCATCTCTGGACTGTGCATGCCACGCTCATACCGGCCAGCCATCACATTCGAAATATCAGCAGCGATAGAAAGCTCCGCTTGAGTCATTCCAGCCGCCTTGCGAGCGTTACGTAGAGCCTCTGGGAAACTTTTGTGCTTAGGATTAGGTAGCATATGGACGCCTCTCGTTGGTTTGTGCATGCATAATGCATCACGAATGAGTAGCGCACAAGTATCATTTAGGTCAATTAGAGATCTTTTTAGATCATGTACGAATAGCAAACAATCCCCGACGCTGTAGATAATCTGCAAACTGAGTAGCGCTTGGTCGATCCGGCGCCGCCGGCAACAGCCGGTTGCTGGTGGACGGGATAGCCGCATATTGCCGCGTCACCGCGCCCTCCACACGATCAAGCAACACAGCACCTTTGCGCTTCTCCACCGGGTCGATGTCGTCCAGATGAATCTCGGCGGCCAGGGCCATCTGGCCGTACTGAATGCGCGCTGGCAGGTAGTTGTCTGGCTTGATCTGGCAGTCCAGCTCAACACCTCGACGCGGCCAGGCCAGCGCCTGCTCGCTGCTCATCTTGCGGCCTTTCCAGGTCTTGCCATCCATCGCCAAGGCGGCCCGGCGCAGCAACGCTTCCTGCTCGGGAACGCCTGCGGGGATGACCGTGCCGAACTTCACGGCATACATGGCTAGGTCCTCAGAGCTCGCGTAGCTTTCGGCGTCAGGCTTGCCGGTTCCGTCCTCGATGATGAGTGTCATGCGTCAACTCGCTGGAATGGTTTGAGATCGGCCGCCGGGTCACCGGCAGCCAGCATTATCAGGCCTTGGTCAACTCGGCGACGAGCTTTTCCAGGGATTCTTTCGAGGCGTTGGCCCGATATGGAACCTTGGCTTCGTCCAGCTTAGCCTTCAGCTCGGCGATTTCCTTCGCGTCCGGGTCGTCCAGGCGAGCCTTGGCGGCCTGCTGGAGAAGGTCGTCCACCTGCAGTTGCAGAGCCTTAACCTTTTCAGCTTCGCCATCACGCTCACGGATGAGGCTTTCCGCGCCGGCGTTTACAGACTCAAACACCTGAAACAGGCGATCAGCGACAGGACCAAGTTCGGCATCCGGGCGCACCAGTTCTCGTCCAGCGAATGACTCAACGATCAGGCCGACAGATTCGAGCTCGGCACGGAAGGCCTCGATGTTGATGCTGGAGTTGCCACCATCGATCAGCAGCACCTTCGGCACTTCCTTGACCGTCACGTCAGGCACATCGTCGGCAGCATCTTCGCGGCTTTCGGTAACGCTTGCGTCGACGATGCGCAGGCCATTCGCCTTGGCCAGCGCCCTCACGTCTTCCTGGTACTGGTGGAATGGACCAGGCAGATACCAGATGTTCTTATTGCTCATGATCATGTCCTCGCCAAGCCGGGCACTGGGCCCGACTCAGCTGTCAGGGTTACTTGGAGGCATCACCGATCAGAGCCACGCCGGCGGTGTGCTTGATGCTGGTGGCGGTCTTGTCCCAGTTGGTACCGGTCGCCAGTTCGGCGTCGGTTGGCGACTTGCCGCCGGTGGTGGTGTCCCAGGTGTAACCCTTCAGGCCCAAGCCGAAGGTGTAGTCGGTCTGGAGTGTAGTTTCGATACGCTCCTTGCCGTTGGTGGTCTGGACGTTGCTGATGATGTCGCGACCGTCGTGGACCAGCGCGGCGCCTTGCACCAGGGACAGGATGATTTCCTTGTTCGGGGTGCCTGCCTGCATCAGCGCCGGGGCATCCGTGACAACGGAGATCTTGCCGAGGATGTCCACCACACGAACGTTGCCCGACTGAAACAGCTGCTGCTGGTTCGCCAGGTTCTGGCCGACCAGCTTGTGGTAGCTGGTGCCCTGCATCACCTGGGTGACTAGGTTCTGGCTTGCATCGCCGAACTTCGCGTGGGCGTTGTTCAGGCCAGCATAGGTGATGCCGGTGGTAGCCGACACATCGTTGACCGCGGCAGCCTGGGCGGTGATTGCGGCAACCAGGGCGGCGATCGCGGTGTTCAGCTGATCCTTCAGGAGGATTTCAGCGAACGCGCGGCTGGCGACCTCGATGCCTTGCGCGGTTGGGCGCTCCAGCCAGGTCATCTGCGATGGCTCGTAGCGGATCGGACCGAAGCCACCGGCAACTTTCACCGAAGTGTTCTTCAGTTCGGTCAAGTCGGTGGCAGCGACGGCGGCGTTCGCGCTGTAGCGATCCACGCGGCGCTGGGCGGCGGCCAGGGTCTGGAAGAACGACTCCTGAAGGAAATCACCAGTGAATCCATCCGGAGACAGCACGATTGCGCCGCGGCTGGCAGCGTTGAAAGCGGCGAGATACTGATCCAGCGTCTCGAGAGTCGCCGGCATGATGTATTCGTTGAAAACCTGCATTTGCGACAGGGACATGAGTTACTTCCTTACGATTGTGGGAGATCCGGGAACCGGCTCGCGATTGCGGCCGTGCGTTCCTCTTTGGTGCCGCCGATTTTTCCTTTTGCGGCCCCGCCGCCACCTCCAGCACCAGCAGCCCCGCCGCCAGATGCCTTACTACCCGCGATCAACGGCGCGAAGGCCGTGTCGTTTGCGAATTCTGCTTTCAGCTCATCCAGCGTTGCCGCCGAGAGCTTGCCCTGCTGGTCGAGGACGACCACAACAGGCTTCCCGTCGCGCTGCTCGACGCTCAGGCGGCGCTCGATGTGCGGCAACAGGGCTTTGGCGCTGCCTGGGATTGCCAGGGCAGACGCGATGTCAGTAGCGGTACGGCCAACAGTCAGATCCCGGATCTGAGTGCTCAGCGTTCCGCGCTCCTGTTCCAGCATGCCGTTCAGCTCAGCTTCGCGGCGGGTGTACTTTTCGGACCAGGACTTTTCGAGCTCTTCGACGTTGCCGGACTTGCGAGCGGCTTCTTCACGCTCCAGTCGGGCCTGTTCTTCCGCGTCCTTGCGAGCCTTCTCTGCGGCTTTCTTCTCGCCGAGCAGCTCATCAACCTTGGCTTTCAGGCCGGATACATCCTCTTGCTGCGGCAGCCCCTCAATGCCGAGTACGAACTTGCCGTCCTTCTCGGTGTAAAGAGCACGCACGGCTTCGTCGACACCATCCAGGCTATCCAGTTGGAATTTCAGCATTTGTTGTCTCCCAGAGACGTTAGTACAGGCCCTGCCTGCTCTTATGGAAAAGAATTATGAATTCGAGTATGTTCGCGGCCCCGAATAGCTTCTCAGCGTTTCGAATCATCAAAAGGACATTGATATGGCCACCGCTAAACCAGCCACCACACCGGCAGCCGCTCCATCAGCGATTGCAAAGTCAGAAGAAACAAACAAGTTTGGCGTTGTTTTTCCGGTCGTATGCACCTTGCTCGGCGTATTCGCGACCGCTGGATTTACTTGGCTCTCCGGGCACCAAACAGCCTCCGTGACCGAGCGCAATGCCTGCATCGCAAGGATCGATCAGCAGGAAAAGCAACTGCGCGAAAAGGGCGACATGTTTCTGTCAACCATCGGGGATTTTTTGAACTACACAACATTCCCAGCCAACAGTTCGGTGGGAGAGCTAGCTAAGTTCGCTGGCCCTCTCATAAAGGCCGGATTCGTAATGACCGCTTACGCCCCGCCGGAACTTAGCCTGCAGTCTCTAAAGATTTCTAATTCAGTCCGAGATGGAGCCTTGGCTTCTATGAACAAAGGAGATCCAGAGAAAGCAATATCGCAAGCAAAGGAAGCGTTTGAGAAATGGCCTGAAGCGTACCTCAATGCTTTGGCTGACCTAAATTCCCTGCGTGGCAAATGTAAATAGCCGATCAAATCTTTGCCCGCTCAAACGCCAGCGGTTCTAGCGCCTTCATCTGCACGAGGGTCAGCGGTGTGAAATTGCGATCAAGCTGCAACTCAGCGAACCGCTCTATGCTAAGGCCGCCTTCGCGGAACAGCTTGGCACGGACAGGGCCAATGGCCTTGTCCTGAAACGCCGCCGGCTGCTGCTTGAGCCAGTCGTAGTAGCTGAGATCTGCCCTCACCTGCTGCGCACCGCCATCGCCGATGGATGCCCGAGTGGCGTCCTTGGCGAACAAGGCGCTGAAACGCGTCACAGCCACCACCGTCGATCGACAGTTGATGTGGATCGGCGGCCTCGGCCCCTCAGTCAACTTGAACCGGCGCTTATCGAGGGTCCGGCACTGGCTGGTAGTCTTCGAATCCATGGTGCTGACCCACTCCACCGACTGCACAACGTCGCTGTTTTCCTTTAGCGTCTCCATGCGCGCCTGGGTGGCGACGTGCTGCACCGCCGTACGCACAATGGCGCCGGCGTTGCGGTTGGTCGTGGCCAGGATGCCGTCGTTGTACTGGAGCGCCTTGGTGCCGCGAATGTTCTTGATGATTTGGAAGCTCGTCTGGCCTTCAAAGAATCCCTGCCTGATCGCGCCTGTAAGGCGTTGCCGCTCGGTGGCGGTGAAGCCATCAATGAACGACTTGAGCAGCTTCCCTCCGCCGGCACCGCGCACGCTGAGCGGATTGGTGAGGATCGCCGCCCTGATTGCTGCAGCGCCTGGCACTGCTGCGTCGAAGGTGACGCCAACCGGTGCCGCCCGGGTCAGACTGGTCGCCTCAAACTCAGCCTCATAGTTGGCGATATCCCTCAGATCGAGGTTCAACTTCTCGCTGTACCGGTCAAAGATGCCCAGCAGCAGGCTATCAACCTCGCTCAGCAAGCGCTCCAGACGGACGACGGTGTAATCAGTCAGGTCCGCCCGCGTCAGCCGCTCACGAATCGAGCGGTCAATCTCCTTGAGGAAGGGGGCGAACTTCGCAACTTCCCCTGATTTCAGCTGCTCCAGAAAGACGGCGTGCCGGATGGTGGCGTCAAGGATTGCTTGGTTTGCCGCCATTCGGAATTACCTCGTCGTCATCCAGGTCAGGCCCAGTGCTTTGCGCTTCCAACTCATCCCGGATGTCGTCGTCCGTCTTCTCCGGGTTGATTACGCCGCGATCGCGCAGGTACTGCCAGAAGTCGCCTTCCGGCAGCTTGCCGCCCTGCACTGCGTTAAACAGCGCTGCCAGGATCGTTGCGTCCAGAGTGATCTGGCTGAAGTCCTGGTTGAGCTTGTAGACCACTTCGCCGGGGGCATTCACGAACTCGGCCATCCAGACCAGGCACTGGCTGTAGGCCTCACTGACGTTACTCACCACCAGTGAGAGAACGCTGTGTTCGGCGGCACTGTCGTTATCGGCCTGGGTCGCGGTCTTCACTGCACTGCCACGCTCGATCAACCGGGCACCGAGCGAAACCATGTCCTCTTTCTTGGCGTCCATGGCCTCTTTGGCGACGGTGTTGGGCTGCGCCTGCCATACGCCACATGCGCCATTCACAGGGAGCAGCCAGGGCGCCCTGGAGCCCAGGAAGATCCCGGCATTTTCGAGGTGGTCACGCCATTGCTCATCAAGGCCAGACATCCATGGCTGAGGCTGGCCTACCAGGTAAGCCGCCTCTTCGTAGTCGGCACTGTTCCGGTAATGCCCGATATTCACTTCGGCCATGTCGTACAGCGGCGAGTCGTCGATGCTGGTGTCGTTGTTCTCGCTGCCCAGGAACTGGAACGGGATGATTCGCCACGGCTGGCCGGCTCCGTTCAGCGGGGCAAATGGCGCTACCGTCATCTCCGTCTTGCTGGATCCCTCTTCCCATACCTCCTGGGTGTACACGCCGGAAGCATCCAGGCGCAGCACGCGATATTGCACAACCTGCTCACTGCCGAACCCGTCATCAGTATCGACGTCGACCTTTTCGCGCAGCACAACCAGGCTCAACAGGTGTTGGCCGCCAACCAGGCGCGTTTTCCAGTTGATGATTGATTCAGCCGGATAGCTGGCGACGTTGGCACGCGCGCGACCGGCCTGCTCGTCTGCCTTGCTCACGGTGCCGGCCTCAACGGCGGCGTAATCCACCAGTAGGCCGTGACGACCAACCTCGAGCAGATGCCCGATAACCGACTGTGATTGCTGGTAAACGCTGACGCCTTGCCCGTCGATGTCCTTCGTCACGTAGTCGAGCGCACCGGGAACAGTCAGCGTTGGCCATGTGCGGAACACCGCGCCCACCAGGCTGTGTTTTGTGCGCCCAGTTGCGTTGTAGAACACAGCGCGCTTCTTGTACGCGTCGTACCGGTCCTTGTTGTCCTGTGACTTGTCCGAGGCGTTCGGCCTGGGCAGGTAGTAATCGCCAGCAGCCTTGACTGTTTCCGAGCCCTTGCAGACGTCGCGCACCAAGCGCCAGCGGTACTGCGCCGCCGTGTACTCGGGACGGGTAAAAGTGACGTCCGTCATCGAGCGACCCCCATTTTCATTGCGGTGACCGGTTTGATGATCGGGTACTCGCGGTGGATGAAGTAGCCGCCGGCGTCGTTCGAGTGATCGATGCCGGCGGTTTTATCTGGCTCCCCGTTCGCACCCCACACCTGCTGCTCTAGGCCATCGGCATAGGTTGGGCAGGTGAATGGGTTGACCAGGTAGCGGCGCTCGCCCTGCGCATTGCAGAAGACGGCGTTCATTGCGTTGATTCGGTCCTTCACCGGCGGGTTTGCCGCTGGAGCGATGACCGCGAACCCAGCCTGTTTCAGCATGGCCAGGTCGGTGATGCTGGCGTTCACAGATTTGCGTGAATCGCCCGAAGCATCCGGGTAGATCCTGATTTCGCAGGTCTTCTTGAAATCGTTGCCGTCGTGCTGCCAGTAGCGCTCTTTGATGCGTCGGATCATGTCGGGCGTGTCGTAACCGTCGTTCAACTCATCCACTGCCCTGGGCAGCCCCTGGTCGCGCTTGACGTGGGTGATCGCCGCCATCTTGCCGACGTTGAAGTCCATGCCGATGAACAGAGGCTCGCCGGGCTGCACGGTGTCGAGGCAACCGTTCAGCTTGCGGTCGTAGGCCGTGTATATCGTGCCCGACGTCAGGTTGACGAACTGGCCCTTGAGGTACGCCATGATCAGCTGGGGTGGATACGACTCCATCAGGGAGGCGATGTAGTCATCCGGCAAGTTCAGTTCGTTGTCGAACGTGCTGGCCTGCACCAAGCCATACATCTCTTTGAGCGAAGGCTTGTCACGGAGCTGCTTCACGAACTGCAGGAAGACGAACTTGAAGCCTTCCGGCGTCGTCGTGACGTCCACCCCGTTCTTCAGCCCGGGCAAGTTGTAGCGCATCCGGGCAATAATCTTGCGCCAGGCCTGTTGCGCCTTGACTGCGGTGAGCACGTCCAGCTCATCCACCAGGGCGTGGCCGATCTTGAAGCCGACGATTGTCTGCGGCTTCTCCATAGACCGGCAGATCACAGTGCCGCGGGACTGCCGGCCGCTGTAGATGTGAACCTCGTGGTTCGCCTGGTTGATCTTGGTCTTCAGCCCCCAGTCGTAGGCCACCTCATCCATCGTCGGATAGAAGATGTCCCGGATCTGCGGGTAAGTCGGTGCGAAGTAGCCAGCGTTGACGCCGGGCCACTCCATAAAGTGTTTGCTCAGTGCCGAACAGCCCACCCAGGTCTTGCCTGAGCCGAACCCGGCAACGAACGCACGGAATTTGTGGGGCAGCGTGAGGAACAGAGCCTGCGGAACGTTAAGGCTAGGCATTCGGCTTCCTCGCATCCACCACATCGACCTGAATGCGGGTCGGAATCATCGGTTCGTCGCCCGCCTCTTCCTTCCGGGCCCGGTTGACGAACATATCACCGGTTTCCTTGGCCGCCTGCTCGAGAATCTGCATGGCCAGGCCGATGTTCTTCATAGACTCAGCCTTCTCCACAAAGCGGTTCATGGCGCGGAGGCGAAAGGCGCGGTTGGCAATAGGTATGTCTTCAGTCTCTTCGCGGAAACGCTTTCTGGTCTGCTCGAAAAGGGTCTTCCATCTGTCTGCGAGCTTCTTACCTGAAACCTTCGTCGGGTCGTGGGATTCGACCTGTTGACGGGTGATGCTCAAGCTGAATTCTTTATGGACCGCCTCAACCACCTGAGAAGGCGTATCGAAGCAAGCGAGAGCCTGTACTACAAAGGTCTTCACCTCACTGCTTAGAGCTGCCATAGGCATTCATCCGTCCAAACCTGTCCAAAATCAGGCCGACTTGAGCAGACAGGTTCCGCAGGCCCTCGCAATGTTCAATTTCCCTACCTCGGCAGGACTGTTTGCAGCATCCACCAACGCTTGGACGTCAGGGCTCGCACCATAGCGGCGGACCACACCGACGAACTCTTCGATGTCGTGTCCTTGCAGCTTGATCTTCGGTGAACCGTCTTGGGTGAATGCTGGTTGACCGTACTTGTCGGTCGCGTGAGCCAGGTGATACAGCTCGTGTTCGATCAGGGCGCAGAACTCAAGGTCGCTGCACACGCCGCAGTAGTCAGCTGCCAAGGTGATGATGAAGGCAGGCACGTCGCCGAACCAATCACGCATCTGTTGCTCCATCCGGGCTTTCTGCCAGCCCCCGGCACGGAACGCTACCTGTTCGGCCTGACCCAGGACAGTCCTTCCCTGCTTCTCGAAGCTCGACGACGCCCACATGACTCGGATGTCTGCATCCAGTAGGTGAGCATGGTCTGCGTTGTGAATGCTCCCGGTGTCGGCAAGTATCTCGGCTTGGAGCCATTCCCATACTTCGGGAGCTGGAGTTAGGCGAATGCCGAAGTCGGACAGGTCGGACAGCTCAAGCAGTGACGATGGAGGGTATGGCCTATCCATGGATCACCTTGAGCTTGAAATAGTGGCGCGTTGCCGGTATTGATGGCGGCTTCCATAAGTAAGGAAGCTCACCTTCATGTCTTTTGCTCTTGCTCGCGCCGCTGCAACCTGCCTATTGGCAGCAACAACTCTCCTCGGATGCGCCTCTGCCCCGAAGGAAACCTGGACAAATAAAGGCCCGTCCGAAATTGCTACAGAGCGTGGGCAAAGAGCCTGCTATGCAGACGCAAACATCATTGGCGGCGAACGGATTTTCGGAATGCTATGCGCGGCGCCAATCAATGGACTCTTTACTGATGGCGATCCAGTGATCATGGCTGGACCCGCTTATCACCGCCTCTTCAAAGTGCACCTAAGTGAGACGACGAAAGGGATTAGTGTGCCGCTCGGTGACAAGACTGGGTTACTTCAATGCGACCCCCTCAAGACCAACGCCGATAAGTCAGCCCCTGAGACCGCCTGCAAAATCACCGTTGATGGGAAGATGGTCGTCAGCACAAAGATTACCTTCGCCGACAAATAATTAAGGCCGTGCCGCACTGACCTGCGGCACACCTACCCTTCCGCGCTTTCCAGCAGCACATCAATCAGCTTCTGCTCACCCAGGCGCATCGCACCCAGGCATTGCAGGTCATCGCACTTCGGGCCGAGGCCAAACATAGTGACCTCTCCCTTAGCGCCGATCAGGGTCAAAGCGCCTACCGTGCACTCGGGATGTTCTCCAGCATCGAGGTCGTCGGCAATTTTGCGCAGGGTCTTGGCGGCGTCGCGCCAGTCTTCCCGCTTGAACTCCAGAACCTTAACGGTCATACGGTCACCATCTGGTGTGTCTGTGCGTGCGTATGTCCATGGAGCAATCCAACGATCAGACCCTGAGGCAGCCCGGCTTCCTTGGCGGCGTCCACGGCATCAGCAATGGCCTTGTCGAGAGCGCTTACCGCAGCGTTGATGTCCGGGCTCATTGGCAATGCGTGTCGCAGGCGGGTGACCTTGCTCATGATGCCTCCAGGGCCAGCACAGTGATCTCACCCCATACAGGGTGGAAGTCGACATGCTCGCCGTCGGACGCCTTTAGTGGCTGGTCGGCGACAACGGCGATACCAGCCTTGGCGTCACACCAGATCACGTGGGTCACAGGCTGGCCGTCGATGATCACATCCCGCCGGCCCCCACCATCATCCCAGTAGTGGACGTGGTCGCCTGATTGGTCGCTCATGCCGCCCACCCAATGGAGATGTGAGTGCCAATCCAGATGGCGCCTTCGATCACGGCCCAGCCAGCTACGGCGCAGGCGATCGCACCGATGACAAAGGCACCGGTCATATCTGGCAACTGGCCCATGGTGAATCCTCATGTAGCGCGCCACGATTTGGCGCATTCGAAAACGTGGCGCGGATTACTGAGATACCCGGTTGAGGGCTTCGTCCGCTTTGTCGGCAGCCTGGGCCGCAGTAGTTGCAGCCTTCGTAGCTTTGTCGGCGGCGGTGCCGGTTTGGCGAGTCAACTCTTCCAGGCGCTTGTCACGCTCGCCCATGGCGGTGTCGTAGGCCCTGCGAATGTCGGTCACCTGGTTGCTCTGATTCTCGGCAAGAGACCAGTAGGCGGCCTGGTAACCAAGAACGGCACCACCACCAACCAGCACGACAGCGATTGCCCAGACCTCGGCACGCCGCCACCAGCGGCGTGCGATAAATTCCAATGCGCATCTGTCCATCAGGCGATACCTCCCAGCTTGGTGCGCAGGCGAGTGATCTCGTCGCTCTGCTGCGTCACGCGGTCAGTGAGTTGAGCGACCTGGCTTGTCAGCGCTTCGATCTTACCTTCCATGCGGCCGACGGCGGCGGCCAGGTCATTCCGCTCTTTCGCGAACTGATCGGCGCGGGCCTCGGCCTCTTTGCGGGCGGCCCGTTCTTGGTTCAGCAACTCGTTCAGGCGCTTCAGCGTGCCGATATCGGCGCTGTCCATGGCGCGGTCGGTTGCATCCTTGGAAAGGAACCGGCGCAGCCAAAGCAGGCCGCCCAGCACTACGGTGGCGCTACCGCCAAGCCAGGTAGCTGTGCCTGGGCCGAGGTCAGTAGGATCCATCGTCACTCCATGAAGAAAATGGCCTTCGCCAGAAAAAGATCAGCCCAGCAGCACTCCCTGCTGGGAGCAATCGGTGTCGCGTAGCCGAAAAGAAAAAACCCCGGCAAATGCCGAGGTTCTTGAACTAAAAGCTAAACCAGCATAGCGCTACGCGTCTTGGGGATTAGATCTCCAATAGCTAGTCACTTCATTGTAGGCATCGATGAAGAAGCGGTCGTTATCATCAAACTCCCTACCATTCTTCCGCGCCATTTCAAAAAAGCCTGGCCCTGGAATCACCGAGCCATTTTTGTGAACCACCAGGGCGGTCAAAAACCCCCTGCCTTGGTCGTACTCGGAAGTCGATATCTCGTCCAGAAGCACGCTCAGACGCGAATCATGCGCTTCAAGAGCAATCGGAAGTTGGGCAACCAAGTCCGAATAAGCGATAAACGGATTGGGTCGTCTCGCGTGCTTGATGAGTATTGCCCGTGCAGCGTTTCGCGCTTGAATCCAATCAGATGCAGCAAAACCGTGGATTAGACCAGTCACATCGATTCCCTTCAGTTATGAAAAAAATCGATGATGGCATTGAGCCCACAGAATGTCATCTGCAGGCGCTTCAACAATGAGATCCCCTATAGCCACTCGATCTTATCGAACAGGCGCTGTAGATACTCCATGCGCTCGACTCCGTGGGGCATGTTTGAAATAGGTCGGCTCCAGCAGCACTCCCAGCTCGGAGCAATGGGTGTGGCGGAGCCGAAAATAGGAAGGCCCCGGCAAATGCCAGGGCCTTGGCCTGTCACGTAAGGACAGGAGAAAAGCAAACGGCTGCAGATGCAGCCCACCGCTTCTTACGGCAGCAGGTCGTAGGTCACGTAGGCCGTACCGCCGCCATTCTGCGTCATTGCTACCCACAGGCCCTGACCGGCAGGGATGGTTACAGAGAACGGAAGAGTGGAAGAACCGCTAACGGCGGACAAGATAACGGGCACGTTGGTCACCCAGCGCCCTTCCGGAATGGTCGTGCCGGTGCTAATAAATCCGTTCCCGACGGGGCTGATCATCGTAGCTGTGCGAACTACAGCGCCATTGACGTTCTGTGCCGGAGTGAAAATTGCCTCTGCGTAGCTGGTTGCCACCGATTTGAAACGGCTGCCGATTTGTACTGGTTCCATTTTTTCACCTATTGAGTCGAATGATTTGTCGCGGAGGATTCCGCTTTCATGTCGCTCAAAGGCGATTGCTCGAGGATCTTGTCCTTCGCATGATTCAACGTCCCGCATCGGGAACACTTGATCTGGAGCTCTGTAAACCCACCCGTACGGGCGAGAAGTCTTTTGCAGTTACCGCATCTGAATTCTTTCAACATCTGCAAATTCCTTTTGCTGACTCACCCTTCCGTGGGTAATAAAAAGCCCCGCACTTGGCGAGGCTTGTAGAAATGCGTAGTGGCTATGTCGATCGAGCGAACGAGTTCCACTCTTCAATGGCGTCATCAGCCGCAGACTTATGCTTCCGAATAGCGTCTTGCTGCTCCTCTACGAAGTCAGTGATGCAGGATTTGTACTCCTCCACCTCGGCGTTGAATTGATCACGCTCGTTCTGGTCTTCAAATTCGTATGGAACACTTGGCTGGCTACAGTCATGTGAGGGCTCGATTGAGTCGGCAAACGCAAAAGGCGAGAGCAACATTCCGAGAAGTAAGAGAGTTCGCATCGTCCTAGGCCTCACATGAAAAAGCCCGACTTTATGCCGGGCTTTACTGTGCAACCTCAATGCGCAAGATCGACAGGATAGATAAATACTCTCTCACTTTCTCATTCGATGCAACGGCTTTTTGCTACGCAGCGCAACTTTCGATAAGCCCCTCAGCGTCGAGCAGTTCCTGAGCGGCAGTAAGCGCCTCGTTCACCTGGTCATCGAGCGTCTTGCGGATCCCTGAGCGCCAACGGTACCGGGTCGACTCTGGCTTACCATCATTGTCCCAATTGGTGATGTCGTACCAGGCGGCCGGCAGCACCGCGGCGGAGCGCTTGCCTTCGGCGCCGGCTACTTGTGGAATCGCCCAGGTCAATACGGCGCACTCCCGGAAACGTTTCGGCGCAGGCGTGCGCACCGAGTTGAGCAGTTCCAGAATCGCGCCGTGCTTACGCTCCTCATGGGTGGAATACTTCGCCACGAGTGCTCGCCAGTGCGCCGGGGTGAGCGCCTTGTGCAGCCGGCCGAACACCCAGCAGTCCTGGAGAAACGCCGCCTCCTTTCCGATGATCTCCCCTTTTTGCTTGGCACATTGCACCTTCGGTTCAAAGTCGCAGCCGCCCGCGGAAGTGATGGTCTCGGCCGCGAGGGCTCGAACTACTGCTGAAACAACGTTGCGATAGGTCATGCAGCTTCCCCTTTTTTCAACTCTCTGGTCATTGCGCGATATTTGGCTTTGATCGCCTTGATCTCTTCCACGGTGTACTTGCAGGCTGGGTGCAGGCCTTCCAGCCAAGCGACCTTCTCGGCGCCGATGCGCAACACCAGGCGAATGCGGTACTCCACTACGTTGCCGGAAAGGTTGCGGTTGCACTTCACGCACTGGCGGTGAATGTTCAACGGTTCGAAGCGCAGTTCCGGACAGGCACCGACGGATCGGTAGTGCCCGGCGTCCCACCGACTGCCGGTCATGAGGTCGTTGTCGTTCGGCGTGGAGTCGCAGCTAATGCAGGGCAGGTGCGCGTCACGCAGGCGCACGTACTCGTTAACCGCGGCCTGGGCTTCGCGCAGATGATCCGCCCGGGTCTTCAACTTCTCCTTACGGACCTTGATCTCGCGGCGCCCTACCTCGGCTAGGGCTCTCCCGGCGATCGCGCGCCCCTTTTCGGACTTACCGTGTGCGATCGCGCACTCGATCTCGCCGCACACCACCTGCGATTCGCGCGTTTTCGTGAACATCACCCGGCACTCTGGGCAGCGTTTGCGACGCGGTCCGCCGGAGTTGAGCGGAGTCTTGCGTTGCAGTGGGGTGCGCCTCATGCGGCCTCCTTAAATGCTTCGAACTCGGCCATTTCGGTCAGTCGCTCTTCTGTAAGCGTCGGCCAGTCATGTAGAACCAGGTACGCGCAGCACTGGCGCCAAAAATCTTGGAATGTCTCCTCCCCCATCGAGTCGTAGGAAAGGCTGCGGGGTGTCTTGCGGGTGAGCTGGCCCAGGCCAGGAATATCGAACAGCTCCTCGTCGCAGTACACGCCCGACTCCAGCTGCAGAGCCTTGATCGCATCGTGGGACTGCTTGCTGGAGAATCGGTCGATGTTCTGGCTCAACACCCGGCCCAGACCGTGGACCAAACCGTTGAACCTCGGATTGCGCGGCTGCTTTAGATCGGCGCGGATCTTGGTGTTGATGCGGAAATCACGCTCACGAAGGATCGACCGGTCAGCGTCGGAGGACGGCACGAACGCGGCTACCTCCTTGCCGGTGGCAGGATCAATCAGGCGGCGCAGCACCAGGTACACGGGCATTGGGCGAGGCTTTGCTGGCTTGGTCATTGCGCTGCCCTCTTCGCTTCCAGTTCCTGAGCTTGCTTGATGAGCAGCGCCCTGCGATCCGCCAACTCATTTGCCGCGTCAATCCGCATTTCGGTTTTCCGTTCGGCACTGGCCTTGCGCATTTCTAGCATCGAGGTTTTCACCAGCTTCAGCTTCTGCCGAAGCTCGGGCTCTGGCCGTGTGACGGTGCCAGTGAGCAGCCCAACGATGGCGCGGCCGTCCTCGGTGATCGGCTCGACTCTCAGGTCCGCCAGGTACTTCTGAGCGTGTTCGCGCGGGATTCTCTTCAGCTCCATTGCCTTGGTCACAGCCTGCACGCGACGGTTTGCGTCGAAGCCCACGGACACGTGCCAGTTGACCGGTTTCGCATCCTCGCGGGCCTGCCCTACGAAACGCTGGTAGGCGTCGATGAATGCCATGCGCGCACCGATCTTGTCGCCGCCATCCAAGATGGGCTTCGCAGCGGCCAGGGCCAACTGGATCTCGTCGGTCAGCACCACGGTTTCGAACTCGTCGTTGGTGGTCATGGCGATGGCCCAGGCCTCGTCCTTGCCCGGGCGCCCGTCGGAGGACTGGACGCGTTGCAGGATGTCAGCCATTGCCAGCTTGCCCTTCACCTCAAAGCGGCAGGCCTTCAGTGCGGCTTTGACGACGGGCACCGGATAGGCGCAAAGGTCTTCGGCTATCATCGCGGCAGTGCCTGGGTTCATTTCCTGGCCCATGGCTTCGGCGGTTGCACAGATGGCAGCGGCCAACCCGGCGACCTGCTGGTCGTTCATTTCAGAGGTATTCATTGCGGTCACCTGCTTGGCGTTTGGCCAGGACTATCTGGGCGGCCTGCTCCGCTGCGGAGTGGTTTGCTTCGGTCCGCTCCATCTGGCGGGCGGTTGTGCCGTTGATGCGCTGCCCGGTAACCCACTGGGTGTGGTAGCTCTCGGCGTTGGACAGCAGCTCGTTGAGGCTATGGCACTTGCGCAGCACAGCGGCATCGCTGGTTTTCAGGAAGTGGGCAGCGACGTGGTGGGCGACGGCGGCACCGAGGCGGTCAACCAACTGGCCGAGCTGGCCACCGACCTTGGCATTCCACACAGGCCATGCGCTGTAGCGTTTGCGGTAAGCCATGGCGTAGTTCGCCCAGACCTTGAAGGTTTTGCAGGTCTGGTCTTTGGGGCCCGGCATGTCGGCGGGGATCTCGACCCGTGGGGTGTCGGTTCGATCAACCACCAGCACCAAGCCGCGGGACTGAGCCGGCTTGCCGGTGGCGTCCTGCAAGTCCTGACTGGTGTCCTGATTGGTACCCTGATGAT